CAGTTCTCAATTCCATCCGATATCATATCATCTCTGAACATATAGTTAACAAAGTTTGGTTTGTATGATAGATGAGTTGCTATCTTGAGGAAACACTCTCCAAGATAATTTGTAATTCTAGGTTTTGGTTTTCCTTCCTCTGCAGCAGCTGCTACCTTTCCTCTATAGACAATCAATGCCTCTAGTAACTGTTTATTGTTTACATAATGCTCTGATTTTTTCTTTGCCATATACTTGACTTAATATACTGATATTATAACATTTTTTATTAGACTTGACAATACCCCTTAATATGTGTACAATACCCTTTGTAGGGTTTCAAGGATTGCTAGGCTTATCTTTACTAATCTTAAATATCTTTTCAAGGCTTTGGCGAGCATCTTCAACTGTAGTTAATAATCCCATTTTAGTGTTTAGAGATACTTTACCGTCCAATTCAATATCTATATCATCTTCATTTAAATATTTGTTATAGAATTTAATCATATGTTCGTCTGATACTTCTGACATTGTTACTATCTTATCATACTTCATTAGAAAAAGATCTTCAGTAGGGAGTTCTAACCAAGGGCGAACTTTGACATACTGCCCTGCAGGAGAATGTAACATCTTCATAATCACAGGATTAGAAAGCATTATGATTGGGTCTCCATCATTCTCATCGACAGAAACCAAGGCAAAGATTTCTTCACCTGTGACTAATTTTAATACTGCATGAAATTCATCACCCATTACGTCTTTCTCCAAGTACCATGTCCTCAATAGTTGATTCTCGAATATTCAACTGTTCACAAATAAGTTTATCGATAGCAGCATATGTATCTGCTAAGTTAATATAAGAACGACTTTTAACAGCAATCGCATCAATATCACTTGATGATACGAGTTCACCGATAATTTCTTTTTCGGCAAAGTCACGATATGCTCCCATTTTTTTAATTCGTTCTTCAACGATTTTATTCAAGTTGATAGTAACTTTAATATCAGTGTCCATTATTTTTTGAGTGGTATATTAACTATATCATAGTTAAAGTTCTCTTCATTATAAACCTTAATTCTTTCAATTAGGTGATTAAGTGTGTAATTTCTTCTTGATTTGTAACTGATATCATCAGCGATATCATATAGTGTTGCTTTTGTTTTGTTACTTCCTTTACGAAGAACACGACCAATCGATTGAAGGTTACGTATTCTTGACTTTGAGGGAGATGCAAAAATTATATTATGTAAGTTCTTGATGTTGATACCAGTGGAAAAAGTCCCGTAGGATGCAACGATAATCGCATTATTCTCACTTTCAGTGATCTCTCTGACTCTCTCCCTGTCCTCCGTGGCAACACCACCATGAACAAAAAACACATGACGATCAATAATACTATTAGTATTTATCAGATTGTATAAAGGTTCTCCGTGACCTTCAACTCTTGCAAATAGGATTAAAGTATTACCTTTTAGGTCTAATGCTAGATTCCTTATAAAATTGTTTCTTCGATTATGAGTAATGATATATTGTATCTCATCCTCAAATGTCTCAAATTTATTCGGTGGGTGTTTTAATAGAAGAACGTTAATATCTAACGTCGCAACATGACCTTTCTTCATAAGCTCGTCAGTCTTAATAATTTTATAAGACGGACCAAAGAGACCTTCTAACACCCACTTATGTGTCTGTGTTCCGTCAAGAGTTCCTGTAAATCCATAACGATACTTCGCATTTCCAAGTTTTGTCATAATTGATATGAGTGACTTGGACTTGAATTGATGTGCTTCGTCTCCTATAACAACAGAGAATCTGTCAAAATACTTTCGAGGAAGTTTATAGATAGATTGCCAAGTGGTAATGATAACCTGTGCATCAGTAACTCTTTCTTTACCAGCATATATTTTATGACAATATGAACCTACATCCCATCCATAGTCCTCGAAGTCTTTATACATCTGTTCTACAAGGGATGTCGTTGGAACAACAATCAGAGTATTTTGCTTTCTTTCAACAAAATATCGCACAATCCCATATATCATCAGTGACTTTCCTGAAGCAGTTGGAGATATCAATAGTTTACGATTATATTTTAAGGCATCATATATTCCATCAACCTGATAATCTCTAGGTTTGTACTTGGATATTGATGTTATATAATCCTTTACACCTTCTTTTGAGATAGTTGGATTGACCTCAAAGGGAAGACCGTAGTATTCATTTTTCTTAAACTCGTATGTATATTCGTGATCTTTGCAAAACTGTATTATCTTATCTAATAATCCAACATATATCTGTCCATTCTGAATATTAAATAACCTTATTTTTCCGTCCCAATACTTACTTTTATAAGTTGGCATAAACTTTGCACCAGGTACCTCAAAGGTGAAGTAGTCTGCCAATTCATAGTATACATGTATATCAGATTCAATATGAAGATGAACTTCATTCTTCTTTGATATAATCAAATTAGTCATAATCCTATATCATATAGAATTATTTAGTACGCTATTTTGATCTCTGTTTTAACTCAAAATCCTCTGTTACACCTACACCAGGTTGATAATACTGAGGATTTTTCTTTGCAAGTTCTACTGACTTTAGACCACCGATGATGTCAGCACGATTAATAATATGTTTCATAATTAGTTGTTGTTGAAGTTCTTCAACATTTCATTTTTCTTTTGTATATTATCCATTGTACTTCCTGGTCTGAACTTTTCACCCTTTTCCATTTTCTTCTTATTTTTATTCATTTTATTGATAGCATTCAAACCCATTGCTGTAATAGCTGCTGTGCCAGCTATAGCACCAACAGTTCCGAGACCTATTGCTTCTTGAAATTGCTTAAAAGTTTTCATTATTCTGCAATAGTATCGTACCAGTCTTGACTCATTCCTGAGATAATCTTATCTGCTGCATCCTTATCGACAGCATACTTCTCATCAATTAAGTGCTTCACGACTTTATCATACTTCTCGTGAATTAGTTTTGCTTCTCTTGGTGTAGGTTTCATGGTATTATTAATTCTACTCAGGTATTTATATTATCCGAACCCTGCTTGAAACTTATTCCATTCAATCGCATTTTTGATTTGATAAGTTCGATTTGATACTGCTCTGATTATTTCTTCGAGAAACTTGAGCATTACATCATAGTATTTAATTTTCATATCAATCTTATTCATCTTATCATCTGCATCTAAATGTCTTTGGATAGCATCTTTTTCACGAACCTTATATGGAAATGGTTCTTCTGCGTATACCTCTGCTGTTGCTTTACCAGTGTAATAATTATATCTTTCCAATCTAACTTTATTATATTGTTCTCTTGCTTTCTCTCTCAACAAAGTAATTGTATTGTAGAGTGTATAATACTTTGAGTGAAGTTGAGGTATTTTGAGTGATTCATCATGTAGATTATCAGGGTCAATATGAGAATCTTTCTCCCACATTGCCTGAATTTTTTCAAGATCCATTAATTACTTGCTGTTAGATGGTAAATAGTATACTTAAAGGTTGCCTCTGCTGTAAAGTATTGTACATCTGTATTTGTAGCATCAAAATCTAAAGATGTCAAGGATGTAGGAAATAAATCATTAAACTTAACTTTTGCAACTTCACGATAATTACTGTTTAATATGCTGAGAGTTCCATCGCAGAATGCTTGTTTTGGATCTCTTATACCTTCTTTATCTTTATTGAGGTCTGCAAATTGTTGAGTTGACTCTGGAAATCCTAAACCTTTTAACCAATTATAAACAGAAATATAATTTTCCATATTCTCATCAACCAAAAAACGAAGTGATAAATCACCATACGTAAGTCTTTCACCAGGTATATCAATGTTCTTTAGATATGTTGCTTGATTGGTGAGTTCGAGGTTCAACTCTGGTATTCTAGCAGAATTTGAGAAAAAGTCAACCTTTGGAAACTTTGTCAAACTAAACTTAAACCCAACACCTGTGAGAAAATTTCGATTATCTATTTGTTTTGCGAATGCCGAGTTTGCCATTATCTTTTTGACTATTTATTATCTTTGAGTAAAATCAATTCCTTCCAAATGATCATACTCGTGCTGGAAAACTCTTGATGCAAAACCTTCAAGTTTAATTTTATGTTCTCTACCTTCCTCATCTTCGTATATTACATCAATTTTATCTGGTCTTGTCACATTTATAAATTTATCGGGATATGATAAACAACCCTCCTCAAAATCTACACATTCATCATATTTTTTAATTATCTTTGGATTAAAACATACAATAACATCATTATACTCTATATCTCTTATCATTGCAAATGCTCTTGTATCCATACCAATTTGATTTGCTGAGAGACCAACTCCCTCATAATGAAACATATTTTCAATTAAAGTCTTCGCTACAAAATGGCGGTCACAATTGACACCGCAAGGTGAAATTTTGCGGTTTAATATACTGTCATCAGATTTAACTAGGTCTCTTATCATAAAAATATTTAGATAAAAAAAGAGACCCCCGAAGGAGTCTCTGGATATCTCGAACGAGATATTTATATTACATAAGGTTAGTAACCTTAACTCTTCTGTAGTAACGGTTCTTGTTACGTGTAAGAACTCCAAGACCTTGGTTAGTTACGTCACCCTGTGAGAATGGGTTCTCAACGATACCGTATCTAGTCTTGAATCCGATTTTTGGTTGGAATGTATCCTGACCAACTGCTCTAACCATTTGTAGAGGAACGTATGGACAGTAGAATAATCCAGCGTCATAAGGAGATGAACCCTTGTAACCGATAACATAGTACTGGTTAGCAGATACGTTAGCAGCAAATGGGTCAATGTACACTCTGTACTTACCTTGTAACACACCAGCAAATGTATTGCCTGTGTCGTCTACGTTTAAGTTAGCATTAAGTGCTGGAGTGTAATCAAGTACACCTGCCATTGTTAATGCTGAAGCAACGTCTGCGGAACATAGGATCATGTTACCCTTTCCACGACGAGTTCTTTGTGCGAT